TACGTGGAAGGCCCGGTAGAGGGGAGCACCGACCCCGAGCAGACGGGTTACGAGGGGTTCCCTGGCGGCTACATTGGAACGAGCCTCGGGCCGTCGCATCGGTACTACCCGGCTCGGCAGGGTGGGCGGATGGACCGGGGGGCATGGGACAACGCCACGGTCAACCGGATGATGCACGACACCCGCGCATGGGCCAACAAGGAGATCCGGGCGAGGTTGCAGGACAAGGAGTGGCGGATCATCAAGCTCTCCGATTGCTGGGAGCAGCTCCGGCAGGAGCGGGACTTCGTGCTGCTGGGGGCCTTCGCCGGAACGCTGAACGACATCGTCCCGATGGACGACTACAAGTTCGACCCGAAGCGGCTGTGTCAGAACGTCATCGCGGATATGTACGCCTTGCTGTTCGACGTGGGCGACTCGGGGATCCCGGTCGGCTTCGGGCCTCATCCCGAGCTGGGTCACCTGTACTTCGCGTTCGAGGACGTGGCGGAAGACCTGGCAGGGCCGATGGGGTGACGGTTTCGGGCCTATACCCTGCGGTGGATGAGAGGCGAGGAGAGTCATGTCCTTGGACGCGCAGCTTGCTTGGCCATGCCCCCACCTGACGGTGGAGGAAGTGGTGCCCCTCGGGGACGACCGGAGGTCGCTCGACACCCGGCAGCCAGTGGCGGCGGCCGGACAGGTGCGCATCCTCGCCAACGACGACTTCTTCATTCCCCGTGGCGGCCTCCTGTCGGCTGCTGTGCTGTCCAGCTCGGTGTCCGGCCCCTACGACATCATCGAGAACGAGGACACCCTCACCGTCGAAGCTAGCGGCGACACGGCCACGCTCTCCTTCGGGGCGGTGGGCACGATTCGGTTGACGACGGATCAGGTGGTACGCCGCACCCAGGTCGCCGACTGGCAGCACGTCGAGGTGCGCAACGACAACGGCTGCTTGGTCTTCGTGGATACCGAGAAGGTCGGCCCCTCGGCGTTCGTCAAGGTGACCGGGACCGCAGCCTCAGCCCTGGGCTTCGGGCAGCCCGGGTCGTCCGCCCGTCAGCGGTCTGCCTTCGGCCGTGAGGTGTACCCCGGCTGGGACCTCTACCTGCGGGAAGACAGCATCACCAACCGCTTCCCCCGGTTCCGCCGGCCCTTGCGCAAGAACCCGATGCTCAAGGTGACCTACGCGGTGCCGGTGCAGCGGTGCTTGCGGTGTCGGGCGTCGTTCATCGAGAACGACCTCCGGTTCGACGCCAGCGGCAACATGCTCCTCATCGCCAACGAGGATCTGCTCTACCAGGCCGCGTTGAAGATGCTGCTGACCGACAAGGGCTCCAATCCCTTCTTCCCGTGGTACGGCACCAGCATCCGTGATCGCATCGGCTCGAAGGCCCTGTCGGGCGTCGCCTCGGTGCTGAGCGAGGACGTACGCAAGGCCCTGAGCCGGATGCAGGCCCTTCAGACGGAGCAGGCGAAGTACCAGCAGGTCACGTTCAAGGAGCGGCTCTACGCGGTGCTGGCTGTGAACGTGAAGCGGCACGCGCAGGACGTGTCCACCTACCTCATCGAAGTCACCGTGCAGAACGCCTCGGGGCAGCCCATCTCGCTCAACATCGTGTTCACGGTGCCCGAGGTGGTGGCCCTCATGGGGAGCAACGGTCTGATGCTCGGGACGAAGGCGGCTGGGCTCGGCACAACCGAGGCTCGTGAGCTGTTCAAGAGCGACCGCAACCTGCTCACGGGAGGCCAGTAATGGCAGAGTCCCCCCAGTTCACGGGTGCGGATGGTGTGCTCCGGCAGCACTACCTCCTCTCCACGACCCTCTCGCAGCACTTTTTCACCGGGACCCTGCCGGCAGACGTGGTGGACATGCAGGTGTCCGTCCGGGGCAGCACGTTCTCCAGTGACCCCGACATCATCACCTTCGAGGGCACGACGTTCACCGTGCCCAACCCCTCGGCCTATCCTGACGGCCTCTCGCTCCTCCCGGGCGCGAACGAGATCAAGGTCAAGGGCATCCTGTCCACGGGGTCGGCGACGCCAGAAGCGTCGGTCAACATCAACCTCTCGCTCGAAGCAGACATCGGTGATCTGGCGGAAGCCCCGACGGGCATCTACCTGGAGCGGTTCAACTCGACGGTCAAGGTCACGGTCGAGGGGCTGACCGACAGCGACACCGTGGTGGGCTACCACTTCTACGCCTCCACCCAGCCGGGCGGCGGCGACGTGGGCTACTTCCGCATCAACCCGGCCATGCTCATCTCGGGTGAGACTGTGGAGGCGGCCGAGGACCTGGCGAGCTTGTCGGTGGACGCCAGCATCGTGGTGGACAGCGAGGGGTTCCACGCAGCCGACCCGTTGTTCTTCCGCATGAGGGGCGTGCAAGAGGACGCGGACGACGCAGAGCTGGGGGTCGCTTTCAACGAGGTGTTGGAAGTCCCCGAGACGACCGACAAGCTCCGCGTCGAGACGACCATCTCGACCGTGCGGGAGACGCGGCGGTACACCTTCGAGCACGACCGCCAGGGCTCGCTGGAGAGCACCGTACCGACCCTGCCGCATGCAGACCTGGCGACGGTGCCCGCGACGGACCCCCTCTACTACGTCGCCACGGCCGTCCACCTCATCGACGGGGAGGAGTTCGAGAGCTTCTTCTCCCCCGAGGTGCTGGGGGCTCCTCTGGCCATCATCCCGGGGGTGGGGTCGTTCCCGCAGGTCAGCCGGCAGCAGATGGTCCGAGGTGCTGTGCTGTCGATCTACCGGAGCCAGCCGCAGGTCCGGGTAGACCCCGGCTCGGCCTTGCGGGACACCTTCATCGACCCGTTCACGACGGAGGCGGACCGCATCCGCTTCATCGTGGACTTCATGCACAACGCGATGAGCTTCGCGACGCTGCTCCTCATCGACGACCCCACCCTGTCGGGGGAGTCGGTGCCGGTGGGGCAGAGCGCGTACAAGACCGCTCTGCGTGAGGCGTTCCACCTGACGACGGACGATGCCGTCCAGACGATCATCGACAACGCCTTCGACAAGCTCGCCAGCAACTACGGCGTCATCCGCGATGCCGGGAAGCGGGCGCGGGGCGAGATCACCTTCTTCGTCACCGCCCGCCCGACCACCTCCATCACCAAGACCATTGGCACCCTCCTGTCGGGGGGTGGATCGAACTTCCGCACGACCTCCACAGCCTCCATCTCGCCCACAGGAGGGGGTCGGAACTTCAACCCGGCCACCGGCCGTTTCTTCAGCCGGGCCTTCGTGCAGGCCGATGCAGCGGGGACTGCTGGCAACGTAGCGGCCGGGCAGATCACGACCGTCTTCAACAACACCCTGAACGTCCAGGTGACCAACGAGTCGAGGACGTTCGGCGGCACCGACCGGCAGTCGAACAGCGATGTGGCCTTGCAGGCCATGCGAGTCCTCTCTGCCGTGGATTCGGGGACGCTCCAGGGCTACGTGGACAACGCCACGAGCACGCCGGGTGTTGAGCAGGTGAGCGTCATCGAGGCGGGCCACGCTTTGATGATGCGCGACCGCAACGATGCTGGGCGGCACGTCGGCGGCAAGGTGGACATCTACCTGCGGGGCGAGAGTGAAGCCAAGGTCACCGACTCGTTCGCCTTCTCCTTCCAGACGAGAGAGGCACAGCAGTTCGAGCCGGTGGGCGACCTGGCGTCATTGCGGTTCCGGGCAGTGGACCCGGCTTTGAGCGAGGACAACCCGCTCATCGAGATGCTCGACTTGGCAGACCTGGGGCTGGTGTTCGAGAACGCCAGCAAGAGCCTGGTGTTCGACCTGACGGGCGTGCAGTACGTCGCGTACAACCAGATTCAGCTCGACGCGGCTGCCAACGACCCCACGTCGCATGACCTCGACGACGTGTACCAGGGCTCCTACCGCTACCGCACGTCCAACAAGTTCGTGCTGACCCGGCAGCCGGTCATCGAGGTGACGCGGTTCGAGGGCACCCAGACGGGCGTAGTGGTCGAGGGCATCTACGACCTGTTCCGGGCGTCGGACCCCCTGGAGCTGGGGCGCTCGACGGACGCTGGGGACTTCGTGCAGGTCACGGAGCCCCTGGAGTCCACGGGGTCCACCATCCCTTCGTCCACGCCAATCACGGTGACGGGCGAGGAGCACACGATGCTCGACGGCATCGAGTACCTCGACAACCTCGGGGCCAACTTCATGACGGTGCGGGTCTGGAACGACGACCGGACCATCGAGTACAACGGCCCACTCTCCAACGACACCCGCGACTTCACCTTCATCGACGGCGACGAGGTGACACCCCTCGGTGTCCAGCTCACCGACGGCAGCCGTATCGACGAGGGTGAGACGGTGCTGGTGGACTACTCGCACGACGAGAACTTCACCGTCTCGTACACGAGCAACGCCGTCGTCCGCGTCACGCAGGCGGCCATCGATAGCGACTCCCACATCACGGCAGACGCCATCGCCAAGTGGGCGGTCCAGGTGCCGGTGGACATCACAACCACCATCGTCCTGCTGCCCAACACCGTGGAGGCCACGGTGGACAGCGGTGCCCGCACTGCCCTGGCGCGACTCTTCGGCGTCCTCGGTCTCGGCACAGCTCTGCGGCAGTCCGACGTGATCCGGGCTCTCGACGCCGTGGTGGGCGTGAGCTACGTCGTCACCCCGTTGGCCAAGATGGTTCGGGGCGACTCGGCACAGGTGGTCCGGGAGGCTGTGAGCACGGACACCGACAGCGATGCCGTGCTGGTGACGGCCTGGTCGAGCCCCACGGTGTCGGTCTACCTGCTCCACAACGCCCTCGACGCTGCCACGACCAATGCGGGTGGTGAGCGCAAGGAGTTCCGGGGGGTCTTCGAGGATGAGGTGCGGTTGGTCCACCATGAGGTAGCCCCCAACGTCAACGGGTTCCCCCTGCGCGGGGCAACCGGCGGCAGCTTCATCATCGGCAACGACGGCCTGAACATCCCGGGGGTCAGCGACAACACGACCATTGCAGCGGACTTCGTGCTGCCGGCCGACGCCGACGAGAAGGAAGCCGAGATCCTCCGCATCCGCAAGATGCTGACGGCCAACCGGCTGCTGGTGAGCTACATCCCCGGCGGCGAGATTCCCGACACCCCGAAGCTGCACGACTACACAGCTACCTACGTGGTCATGGGCGATGAGGGCGTGAAGAACATCGAGCCTGGCCCCATCGAGCACTTGGTCGTTGGTGACCTCAACTTCATCTACGACGAGGCGACCTGATGGCGGACAAGCCCGCTGACAAGACGCTCCTTCCGACCTTGTTGGAGCAGAACCCGTCCCCCGTGGGCGGCAGCGGGCAGGACCGCATCAAGACCCGGCGTGAGCAGGTGGACAGCATCATGTCCGTCTTCATGCAGGTGCTCCCCTCGAACTACGTCGCGCAGGTGCAGGGGCCGTTCTACACCGTCCAGTTCCAAGCGGCTGCCGAGGCCATCGCCGACTTCCAGATCACCGCACAAGAGGTGTTCAGCGACGCCGACTACGACTTCATGCGGAGCGAGTTCCTGTTCCAGCTCCTCGGCAGCCTGGTCTTCCCCGATGCAGTGAGCGATGGCTACCCGACCCTCAAGGGCGACCTCACCTACCGCACCTTCCTCAAGCGGATGGTAGCCCTGCTTCTCCAGGGGGCGACCAAGACGACGCAAGAGGGCGGGTTGGCCTTGTTGTCCGAGGCGACGTTCGCTGTCATCGAGAAGGTCATTGCTGCCCGCGACTCCCAGAAGCGGGTGTGGAACAAGACCTTGGGCGTGTGGGAGGTGCAGGCGGGCTCGGCATGGTGGCTCGACGACCAGTTTGAGTTCGAGGTCAACGTCTCGTACCTGGACCCGACGACGGACACCCAGCGGTTCCCCGAGGACCCTTTCATCCTGCAAGAGAATGCGCGCATCGTGCTGCGGGCGCTCAAGCCGGCCCACACGCTCTTCGAGTACCGGCACCTGTTCACCGAGGCGTTCGGGGCGATGTTCTCCGCCAGCTCGTCTTGGTCAATGGACAACTACTACTACGACGACTTCCGCCGCTTCTGCTGCGGGGCCAAGAACGTGTCTGGCACGGCGGGCATCACCTGGACCGACCGCACGCTGTTCAGCGACACGAGCCGGGAGTTCGACCAGATCAAGGCCGGGGCCGAGCTGGTGGTGACCTCCGGCCCGAATGGCATCCATGTCGGCGGGGTCGAGGGCACCAGTGCATCCACGGACCGCCGCCACATCGGCCGCTACCGTGTCGCCGATGTGCTGAACTTCCCGGTGGGCACTGACGCAGTTGCAAGGGCTTACACGACCAGCCCGACGAACTTGTCCGGTTCAGCGACGGTGAGTGACGATGCCATCACCGACACGAGTCAGGATTGGAGCGCTGCGGTCGAGGGCGAGACGCTGACGTTCACCGAGGGTCCAAATGCCGGGTCATACCGACTCAAGGCAGTGCTCGGGAACAGCGGCGGCCCGGTGGGCGCATCGACGACAGGGGCGGGAACGAGGGTGCAGATTGCGCTGTGCCTTCTGCGGATCGAACGACGGATGAGGCAAGCGGTATCAGGCCAGTCGTACGCCGTGGCGGTGGACCGCCTTGGTGTGCAGGAGCCCCATGCGGTGACGGGGGAGGACGCCAGCATCTTCTTCGTGCTGTGATCAGCCTATACCAGCGGAGAGGGTGAGGGACGAGCGACCCGACGGAGGAGCAGATGCCTGCGGTTATTGAAAGCACCCTGTACGACGCACCGCCGCCGGGGGGTTCCATCATTGCGGGGTCCACGCAGCAGAACAGCCGCGATGATCTCCAGTTGGGCTACCACGTCGCCCTGAACTCGGTTCAAGCCGCGACGACCTACGCGTGGACCTTGAGCTTCGCCTCGGATTCGCCGGGCACGACGGTTCCGGGCACACCCTTCGACGGCACTAGCTCGGCCTCCGCCCTCCTGCCACCCGAGAACAGCACGAGCCGTACCGCGAAGTTCAACGTGGACTACGAGGGCACGTACCTCATCCGCCTGACGGTGGATGCGGGCCTGCCCACGGAGAACTCGCAGTTCATCCGCTGCCGGGTGCTGACCTTGTTCGGCTCGCTCAAGCTCGTGGCTGCTGGTGAACGACGGGATGAGAACGGGGTCATCCCGGTGGACGCCACCCCCGAGGGGTGGGCGAACGATCAGAACGCCAACATCCAGCGGGTCGCCATCCTCCTCCGGCGGCTCTCGCAGAGTGGGCGGGTCCTCTACGTCGATGCCAACCGTGGGCGGGACATCAGCCAGGACCAGGACGACTACGACAACGTGATCTCCATCCCCGGCCCCGAAGTGGCCCGGGAAGAGGCGACCGGCATCAAGCTGCGGGCAATGGCCCACGGCGACTTCTCGTCCATCAACCAGGCCATCACCTACGCTGCCGCCGCGGCAGCTCGGGGCGAGCCGGCTCCGAGCAAGTCGCAGCCGTACTTCATCGTCGTCCGCCGAGGGCTCTACGAGGAAGACCTCAACCTCACGTCCTTCGTCCACATCATCGGCGACGAGGAGCCGTTCGAGGACGAGCAGCGCGGGGGTGGCGACAGCGGCTCCACCAACCATCAGGTCCGGGTCCGGTCGGTGAACACCGCCGGGACGGGCACCCACAGCTACAACCCGTTGGGGCTCCACACGGCCCAGGAATGCTTCTTGGTCAACCTGGCCCTGTCAGGTACGGCCAACGTCACCCTGCCGGTCCTCGACCACCTGGGCGGCTTGCTGCGGCTGCTCAACTGCTCCGTCTCGCAGGAAGGCGATTCCGTCACCCAGGGTGAGGCGTACCGCTGCGTGGTCTCCAACGCGGCCCATGCTCCTGCCCTGTGGGCCGAGAAAACCAACTTCGTCTCGGAGGCCACCACGGCCGACCGGGTGGCTCTTCGGTTCGATGGGGTCAGCGGGTACTGCTGGCTGCTCAACTCCGTCGTGGACGCCCAATCCTGTGACGCTGTGGCGGTCAACGAGACGCGGTACCTCGCCTGCGAGTTCCATGCGCTGCAAGGCACGTTCATCTCGGGCCTTGGCGGCTACGAGGGCTATGGCTCTCTCCAGAGCTTCACCGACAGCACGGTCGAGGCTTCCGCCGGGGCCGCCATCGACGTGAACCCCTTTGGCGGAGGGGCAGCCTCGAAGGCCGGCGACGTGCTGGTCGAGGTCACCCGGACCACGCTCTCCGGTGTCATCTCCTTCTCCACGTTGGGGGCCATCGGCACGACTTCGCTGTCCACGTCCGCGGTGGACAATCCCACGTCGGCGGCCGGCACCCACGTCGTGTTCCCCGACGCCCCGGGCGATGTACCGGACACCTGGCGGAGCACCCTCGACGCTGAGACGCTGCGGTATCACCCGCAGCATGGGGATCCGCTGCTGGGGCCCGCCGCCCCGCCGTCAGTCAACGTCCTCAACCAGCTCCCGAAGACCAATGTGCAGGAGGCCATCGACATCCTCGTGCAAGCGGTCTTCCCGGTGCTGGGGAGCCCCTTCTACTCGTTGGGGTTGGGCTACAACGGCCTGGCCACCCTCAACCCACCCACGCCAGGGGTCGGGCTCGGCCGGACCATCGCTGCCTTGGGTGGGGCCGTCCAGATCACGGGGGGTACTGCCCCTCTCGCTCTCGACAGCCACCTCAAGCACGGCGGCATCCAGGCTGAGGGCGTCGTGGACATCGGCGGCCTCATCAACGGTGGGGCCACCGACAACCTCGTCGATGTCGGGCACTCGGAGATTTCGCTCAACCCGAACATGATGGGAGCTGGCCCGTTCATCTCGCTCGGCCGGGCGACGTGGACCAACGGCATCTCGGGCGGCGACCGGGGCTTCGGCGGAGCCGTGGTTCTTGCGGACGCCTCCGGTGCTGGCTCGTCGTACAACCTGCACCTGCGGACCGCTCACGCCCGCACTTCCGGCACCGGCAAGGCCGGCAACGTCTACATGCTGGCGGGGAGCATCAGCGTCCCGGCCGGGGCGGACGATGCCGGTGATGTCCACATCATCGCGGGTAGCCACGCCAACATCGCGAAGGCACCTGGCGACATCTACTTGGTGCCGGGGCTGACCGCAGCCCCCGATCAGGGGGTCGTCTGGTTCATGGGGTCGGGGACTCTCCCGGCCAGCTTGGAGGCGGACAACGCCTACGTCGGCGGTGTGGCTGGCACGATCTACATTGGCACGCCCGACGGCGTGGAGGGCTTCACCTTCACGGGGGCCGAGACCACCGTGATGGCCGTCGCCATCTTCAACACGGGCCGCGGAATCCGGGCTCTCGAAAACCCGGCCGGGTTCATCACGCTCTACAGCGACTTCGCCGCATCCGGCGACCTCGTGTACGCCGGTGACTCGACTGCCGGCACCACCAACACGGCTCTGGGCGACTTCCGGCCCACGTTCGCCACCTTCACCCCGGCGGTCTACGGCAATCAGGTGTCGGTGGATGTGCCGATCAACAACCGGCTCCGGGTCAATGGCGACCTGGAGGTCACCGGGATCATCATCGGTGGCGGCCCGGTCTTCGGCGCCTACGTTGACGTGACCTTCGTAATGAGCGCCTACACGGTGCTCACTGGCGATGGCATCCTCTCCGTGGACTCCAGTGGCGGAGCGGTGGTCATTGACCTGCCGGCGGCTCTGATCGCGGGCAAGCTCATCGTCATCAAGAACGTCGCTGGCCGGAACGGCGTCGTCATCACCCCCGGCGGTGGCGACACCATCGAGGGCGCTGCGACGTTCGTGCTCACCGCGGACGACGGTTTGGGTGGGGTTGCTGCGGGCCACGGCGTCGCCATCTACAAGGACAGCGGCACCGACTGGAAAATCTGGGCCGAGTACAAGGCGGAGATCACGAAGGTCCGGCACGTCACGGCCAGCCGGGTGTGGGATGGCACCGAGCGGTACGACATCTACTCCTGCCGACTCGGGGCAGGGGTGGACATCGACATCACGCTCGCGGCCAACCACCAGCAGGGGCGAAAGCTGTACATCAAGGACGAGAACGGCATCGCCAACATCATCGCAGCCCCCTTCGGCCAGAGGGTCCACATCACCGATGCGGCGGCGGGCACGTTCGACGGGGCGGCCTTCCTGGACCTCAACACCCTGTATGGTGCAGCGACCCTCTACAAGAACGCGGCAGGCAACTGGTCGGTCGTCTAGGGGGTAGGGTGACGCATGGCATGGACTCCGCCAACGAGCCCCGAGGACAGCTACGAACTCTCCCCGTTTGGGTTCGGGCCGTTCCCGCTGCCGGGCGAGTCGGTCTCCACGGCCCCGCCCCACCCCGAGGGTGGCGGTTACGGTGGTGTCGGGTTCTTGTCCAGCGGCGACGGTCCCGACGTAGGCTCGCCCTACGGCCTCGGCTCCTACGGCTCCCGCTGGTTTAGCCGCCCGAAGATCAACATCTCCGGCGGCTACGGTGGTGACCCCTACGGCCACGGCGGCTACGGCGGCACGGAGGTAGACCCGCCCTACGTCTCGTCGGCCATCTCGCTCAACGGCTACGAGGTCGAGGTCTACTTCTCAGAGGAAGTGGACACCCTCAACCCCGCCCTGACGGACCCCTTGAGCTACACGCTGGAGGCGGTCGTTGGGGCGGCCCCGGCAACGGTCTTGGCAGTTCACATCGAGAAGGTCGGCTCGGTCAATCAGGTGGCCGGCGACTACATCGCTGGGGTCCTCTCGGTCATCATCACCCACACAGGGACAACGCAGGGTGGGACGTACAAGGTCCATGTCACCGGCCTGACCGACATCGCTGGCAACCCGATCATCGACGCCGACGCCCCCTTCTTGGCCCAGGGGGAGCCCCCGAGCGTCATCGTGTCGCTACCTACCCCGGACACGGGCAACAAGCTGCTGGCGACGTTCAGCCACCCCATGCTGGAGACGGCCGGGGACTTCGGGGCGCTGGCGGGATACGAGTTCACCGTCGCCTCGTCGAACCCGTACCCCGTCACCATTGTGGCGACGAGCATCTCGGTGTTGTCGTCCACGCAGGTCGAGTTCGACGTGAGGGGCATGACCTCGTTGGTCTACAACGCTGTGGTCGGCCCAGCGTTCGCCTTCTCGTTCGACACGACCGGGGGCCTGATCGGCTGCGTACGCACCGACACGGGCACAGCGACGGTCACGCCCCTGACCAACTACCTCCTCGTGAACAAGGACCGGAACCTCGCCTTCGCGATGGAGTGGCAGGACACGAGCGGCACCATCACCCCGCTGACCTCGACGTTGCGGGCGGACTGCACCTTCGACTTCAGCAACGCCAGCTACGTCCCGGCCATCTCCTTGTTCCCGGTGCCCGAGATCGCAGAAGTAGTGGTGCAGGACGGTGTGCCCGGCGACGGCGTGCTGGTCCGCTTCACACTCCAGTTGAGCATCACCGGGGTCCAGCAGATTCGCATCCGCTCGGGGGCCTTCGACCAGACGGTGGACGCGACCTGGCAGGACGCCAGCCACACGCTCTCGTTCGTGCGGAACATGCAGGCAGGCATCGTCACCTTCTTGCTCGACGAAGCTCCCATCTCGTCCACCATCACCGCCAACGTCGGGGGCACCCCCGAGACACAGGCGAGCATCCGGTTCGGCCTCCTCAGTGGCGGGTGGGCGATCAGCGGGGTCCGGGTCTCTGGCTGCACCTTGGCGAGCAGCATGACGGTCTTCTCGGGGGCGTGGAACTACCTCCACGACCAGACGGCCTCCTTCACCGGGTCCGCCGTGCTGACTCGGGACCGGCTGCTGACCCAGCGGGGTCCGCTCGTGAAAGGGTGGGGTGACGCCACCCCCGCAACGACGCAGGACGTGGTGGTCGAGGTCAACGGAACGGCCGTCGCGGTGGACGAGGTGAACCCGTACATCGGGTTGATCGTCCTGGACGTGCCGGTGCCCCTCCTCCCTGTGGACGACCCGCAGGGCGGCGTGGCCGTGGACTACAAGTGGTTCAAGAGCCCGGTCATGGAGCTGGCGGGCCTGAACACCCTGGGCCTCGTGCTCAACAAGTGGGACTGCCCGCGGGGCCACCACGACCCAGCGGGCCACGGCGATCAGGTGCAAGTGCTGCCCGGCCAACCGGACTTCCTCGCCGACCCGGGGGTGCCCAAGGGGGCCGTGGACATCCACCGCTTCCCGATGGGCATTGTTCTTGGCCCCATGGACCGGGTCGAGCCGCTCTACATCGGCCACCGCTACATGGGCTTCGAGCGGGCCTACTCCGCCCTGACCAACAGCCCCACTACCCTGCTGCTCAACCAGGCCCCTGGCCGCGTGTCGGTGCCTGGTTTCGAGCGTGAGGTGGCTGGGGTGAGTGGGGCCTATGAGGGGCTCGTTCTCCCCCAGGCGGCCAACCCGGTCTGGGCCTTGGAGGGCACGGACTACGGTTCGGTAGACCACGATGCGGACACCGGCATCGACCTCGGGACGTACACGCTTATCGACCCCATCGTGGGCGAGGCGGGCCTGACGAATCCGGCGACGGTCTACCAGCGCGGCCTCGACCTGACCTTCCCGTCGAGCGTCTATCTGGTGGCCCGCTTCCAGACAGAGGCCACGGCCCTGTTCGACACGAGCCATGCAGCTCCCTCACCGGCCCCTGCTGGCCTGGCGACGGTGCCCACCCCCGAGGGGGTCTTCTCGGGCATCGGGTTCGGCCTGCACGACAACCGTCGGTTGTACTTCTGCGGCATCCTGCTCATCAACGGGGTGGAGCACGTCGGCCTGCTGCTCAACCCCAAGCGCATCCACGAGACGGCTTCTTGGACCATCGGCCCCAAGGCCATCTTGACGGCCTCGTCGCAGACGCGGGGTGCTTTCCCGACTGCGCAGGTTCCTGTCGGCTTCATTATCGGCTCGAAGTTCCAGCGGCTCACAGGCACGCAGATCGGCGTCTACACGGCGACGAGCGTGGTAGCGCAGAGTGACGGCACGACGACGGTGGACTTCACGCCGGCCCTTCCGGCTCCGTGGGACATCTACGGCAACAAGTTCGCTGAGATGGCCTTCGAGACAAGGGCGAGCACCAAGCCCTTCACCTACAAGCTCGACCTCGACACCGACCAGCATGTGGCCGAGCTTCGCATCTCCGGGGAGACGCGTGGTGTAGTCGCCACCCTCGACGGCGATGTACCGCCCCTGCCCCCAGCAGCCGAGACGACCTTGCGGCTCGAAGAGGAGTTGGTGGGGCAGGTCTTCTGGGGCTCCTTGAGCCGCCAGGCCGCAGCCCGAGCCACCTTCTCCTTCGTGCGCTACGGGGTGGTGCCCGATCAGGTGTTCCTCAAGGGCCACGCCGTCGTCAACAACACCGAGATGTCGGACTTGCCCGAGGACAACCCGGCGGCCGGCGGCGAGCAGTGGTGGCCGACGCAGACCATGGGGACGGCGGAGATCCTGCCGAACGTGGACACGTTGCTGCTCAAGGCGGCTGCGGCCAGCGACACCTACGATCTGTCCTACGGCTACTCGCGGGTGGAGCCCTTCTTCACGCCGGACACCCTCTTCGACCTCCGGGCCGGGATCCAGCTCGACTCGACGACCTCGGGGCATGGCAGCCTCGACCTGGAGCTGAACGACACGCAGCGCAGGGTCACCGTACGGCCCCTGCTGGTACGGGAGAGCCTGACCGCCAGCCCCACGGTCTACCGCGGGCTCGTGGACCTGCCGCAGGTGAGCCACGTCGGCCTCTACCCGCCTGCAACCTTGGGGTGGGCTGCCGAGTCGGGCTCGACTCTGACGGCGACGCACGAAGGTGCGCAGATGGTCACGGTGCAGACCGTGACCAGTCGGGGCCGGTGGGAGAAGCATCTGGTCTGGGGGACCACGGATCCTCGGCTGATCTCGGAAGACGAGGGCCGGGTACTTGAGGCTCGCCTGGAAGTAGTCGCCCGGACGACGAACGCCAATGGCGACTCCGGCATCGTATTCGGCGGTCAGATCGAGGCAGCGGCCGGCTATGCAGTGGTGCAGGTCGAGCTTGCTGGGGTGGTGGGCAGCGAGGTGGTCCGGCTGCGGACCGCGGCAGGTGCCCCCTTGGCCGAGTACAGCTTCGACTGGACGGGGGCCCCACACACCTACCGGGTGATTGCTGACCGCGTGGCGGACACGGTAGCAGTCCTCATCGACGACGTTGTGCAGGCACCGGCTGTTCCCTTCAGCAGCTTCAGCGGCGGCACGAACAAGACGCAGGCGTTCTTCGGTTGCACCGGCCGTGATGCGGGCGACCTACACGACGCCACGCTGACGGCGACGGTCGAGTGGCACCACGTCCACTGCCACGCCCAGGCTCCGGCGGATCTCGTGCGCACCATCGGTGTGCTGCGGGGCACGCAAGAACCTCTCGACCCCCGCGACATCAACAGCTACGAGCTGCCCCGGACCGACGCCACGACGGCCCCGAACTCATGGCAGACTGGCCCGGTCATCGAGTGGTGGGATTGGCGGCAGCCCATCGAGCTTCGCATCTACCGTGACCCGGGCTGGGGCGTGACCGTCTTCCGGCCTGATCTGGCATTGCCGCCCTTCTACCTGCCCGAGGACGGGACCGCTGGGGTGGGCTTCATCACCGAGTCCACCGAGCCCTCGGCGGGGTGGATCAACGTCGAGTACAGCGACCTCCCGAGGGCACCCAGCCAGATCATCGGCACGGTGTCGTGGGGTTCGCTGGATGCTGACGGCATCGTGCAATCCCGGTGGGACTACGTGCGCTACCGCATGTTCAAGCACCCAACCGAGGACCGCATCGCCCCCGAGCACATGGTGCTCAACCAGTACAACATGATCACGAGTGGGGAGCCGACCCAGGACGTGACGTTGGAGACGGTCATCGTCCAGACGATGGACAAGACCAGGCTCTCCCTACTGCCGACGCACCTGTTCGCCGAGAGCATCTACAAGGTCATCGACGGCTCGACCATCTGGACGCGGGAGCACTGGAGCTTCGACCCAGACTCGCAGTTGCTCACGCTCCAGCCGGACCCGCTCACGGGGGCTGTGCGGGAGTTCTCTGCGGAGCACGCCAACGTCACGGTCTTGTTCACGCCAGGCAAGCCGGTGACGAGCACCTACCTGGCAAGCCAGCCGCTCCTTGATGGGGTGACCCTCCTCAATGAGGGCACCCCTCCGGTGCCCAAGAGCCAGACGGCCGAGAGCACCATCGAGACGGTCTACGGGTCGCACCTCAATGACCCCGAGGACGTGCTCAACGACGACCCAGACTTCGTGCTCAACGACCCGCACAGGGTCATCAGCCACACGGATGTCGAGGGCTCGCTGTACGAGGCGCTGCAATTCATCGAGGTGGACAACGACGGGGAGACCGACCTCATCGCCTCCATCTGCGAGCGCGGTCCCGGTACAGGCTTCTCCGGCCTCGCCACCACCGAAGGCGAGGACGTGTACTCGAAGACCGGGGCCGGGGCGAGCCTCGGGGGCGTCGGCAACATGGCCGGTCACAACGCCACGGGCACCAAGGTGGGTCTCTCGGTCGGGGCAGAGGTCTTCGACTTCTCGGGCACGCAGTTCTGGCACGACGCCAACTTCCTCCCGCAGCCAGACTGGCAGCAGAAGGGTGGGATGCCGGGGGGCATGCTGTTCGCCTCGGGCGGCAACTTCGTCAACCCGGTCGTGGACGCCAGCGGGGCCATCATCCCTGGAGCTGTGGTTGCTGGCGGCGGGGTTCTTGGACCGGGCTCCGCCGTCCTTCACCCCACCTACCCTGCCAAGGGGGCTGTGGGCGGAGACCAAGGCCGCATCTACCGACGTACCGACTGGTTCATCAGCCTCCGTTCGGTGCTCACGTCCACAACCGGCGGGTCGGCGGGCTCCTCGGGATCCTCGGGATCCTCGGGTTCTGCCGGTGGGGGCACGACAACAGCGCTCGACGAGGACTGGACCTCGGAGGGGTGGGATCAGGACGCCCCAACCGGCCCGGCTCACTACGTGGTCAACCCGAGCGGCGTTCATCACGAGCTGGGTGCGGCCTTCGGGCAGATGCGCGGGGCGGGCGACTACTCACGCTATGGCCCCTGGGGTGGCCCGGACTCCTTGACGCCGGCCCGCGACGACGGAACCTTCGTGTTCACCGGCACCTTGGTGGACGGCGATGCCGTGAGGCTGTGGGACCGAGTGGGCCTGACCCTGCTCACGTTCACTGCCCGCAACGTGCCCGTGGGAGCTGTCGAGTTCGCTGCGGGGGCCGCTGCCCATGTCGCCCTGGCGGCTGCCATCAACGCTCATTCGGTCATCGGGCAGCAGTACGCCGCCACGGCCGGGCTGACCTTGAGCGCGCAACCAAGCGTGCTGGTAGCTTCCTACGAGCCCGTGGTCACCGGCGACCCTGCCGGGATCACCGAGGCTTCGGCACGAATCGTCATGACGGGGGTGCTGCCCAGCGGGACCTACCCCTTCAGCCTGCTCATGGGCGGAGCCGGGGTGATGCAGTCGTCTCTGCTCGCTGGCGGCACCCAAACCCTCGACCACAACAACGCCTACGACCCTCGCTTGGGTATGGTGGCTCTGGGCGGACAACCGCTCCCGGCTGGCGGCGAAATCAACTTGATTTTCACGCCAGCATGAGCCCGGTATCCAGCCTATGAGGCGCAGAAGTAGAGCGACCCGAATGTTCTGGAGGAGCGGATGGCCCAGCAACACAGCGAGCAAATGCCGCGGGTGCGCCAACAGGTGAAGATGGGCCTGGCACTCCAGTACGACGACGAGGGTCCGCGCCCCAAGAAGGGCACCTTCATCATCCAGATGCGGGATGGCGAGACGGGCGAGATCCTCGAAGAGCGGGTGGTGGACAACATCATCACCCTGGACGGCGGCATCGCTGGGGCGGCTCACTTCAAGGGCGACCTGACGGGCGGGCTGAAGATGCTCTCCATCGGGACGGGGGCGACGGGGAACCTGCTGTCGCCGGATGCTCCGCAGAACACGCAGCGAAAGCTGAACAACGAGATCGCCCGCAAGGCGTTCTCATCCACCACCTACCGAACGGCGGAGGGGGTGGCGGTCAGCTACCGCACGAACATCGTGGACTTCACCACGACCTACGGCGAGGCTGAGGCTGTGGGGGCGCTGAACGAGATGGGACTGCTGGTCCCGGCCTCGACCAACCCGGCGACGCTCAACCCCATCAACAATGGCCCCACGGACTACGACGCTACCATCGACGTGGATGGGCTCGACCTGATGGTCAACTACTTGACCTTCGCGGTCATCGCGAAGCCAAGTACGGCAGTTTTGGCTATCACCTGGCGGCTTTCGTTCTAGGAGAGGGCTGATGGCGGTCTCGGACCACACAAAGCACTTCGAGGCGGTTGAGGCGGCACCTACGCCCGTTGGCCTCCGGGTGCCCAACACGGTGTCTCGCTCGGCCGGTACGGGTGACCGTGCCTTCATCGGCATCGTCGCCGAGTCTGGCAAGCCGGTCCTCGACGCTGAGCTGAACCTGCACCAAGGCGCACAGTGGATGGAGGACTACCTCCTCCGCCGCTGGCAGACCCCCTCGGGCTGGCTCCGTGGCCGCACACACCTTGACGCCTACTGCGACTGGACCACCGAGACGGCCCCGAGCGGCCTCTCCGACGACTCTGGCCTGGTAGACCCCAGCGGTTCGGCCGGCTCCTCCGGCTCTTCCGGCTCCTCCGGTTCTTCCGGCTCGGCCGGGTCCTCTGGCCCGCTCATCCACGCCGACGGCACTTTGCTGGACGCCCTCGTTCTCCCTCGTCTCGAAGGCACGGTTGCGGGCCACCCGGTCGTAGTCGAGTTCACGAACACGCAGACCTCGGGCTACAACCTCATCGGCCTTGCCCCGGCCAAGGTCTACGACGGCACCAATGCCACCGTGAAGCGCACGGACATGGTGTTCTTGGAGGTCTGGCGCGCTCCGGTAGCCCCCTCGCCGCGAGCGACTGGGCAGGTTCAGGTGGTCGCTTTCGGCAGCCTCGTAGCCGGCGACCTCGTGCGCATCAACGGCATCGCCCTGACGGCGACCGCCGGAGCCCCTGGCCTCAACCAGTTCCAGATCGGGGCGAGCGACGACATCACGGCGGCCAACATCGCCACCGCTATCAACCTCGTGGCCAACTCCTTCGAGACCATCGTGACGGCTCGTGCTGTCACGGACACCGTGCTGCTCACGGCTGTCGAGCCCGGTGAGGGCGACGCCATCACGCTCACGGGCAACTTCATCACCCTGTCGGTCACGGTCGCTGCTGTGGGGGCGATGGTCGCCTCGGGTGCCACGCTGGTAGGTGGCGGAGACCGACCGAACAAGCCGGTCTCCTCGCAGAGCCAGATTTTCCGTCACGGCAACGTGCTTTCACCGTCCCCGGTCTGGCTCGACGACGAGATGACCGACCCGATTCTTGCGTCCGAGAGCAGCCAGCGCATCCAGCTCCAGTACCGGATCAGGACGACCAGCGACTCCGAGGCGCTCAACTACAAGAAGCACCCGGACGGCTTCTCGAACCTCATCGCAGGTGGTGGCCCGAACGACGC